GGGAACCCGAAGGTGAATTAAGAGATCTCCACGCACACCGAATAGTTTTTGATAAGGCTTTTGTGAATACACACAGTCTCTTTGAAGAAATGAAAATTGATTGGAATGATATATTTGAACCAGCCGAGAAGGATCTCTATGGTTTTATAGGTCGCTCTCTCGGTCTCAAGGATTATGGTGCGCTCACGTCACTCGCAGTGCGAGTTCTTGCTCAACCCACAAAGTACAAGGGTATTTCACTCAAAGAGGCTCTCGGTGACATCACAGATGGTGGTCAAGCTGTGCTTGAACATCTTCCCCTCATTATGGATGGTGTAACTTGGAATGTGATGTCCGCATACGAATTCGTCAAAAGTTTTGATTACGTTGGAATGTCAAAACAGTACACACAGAGAGTATCGGGTCGGGTAATGTGTGATGCCATGCAGAGAGCTCTTGAAGACGTTGGTGTGGAATTTCAATTTGAGAAAGAACTCAAGGATGTTCAATATCTCAAAGATGGTTACACTGCCGAATTTACAGATGAAACCACGATTGATGATGGAATGCTTTTCCTTTGCTTGGACAACAGTCCAGCCCTCAAGTTCCTTGGCGACAACTGGGGTCAAGATGCGGAGAAGAAGGTGCGAGAGAGTACGTATGGAGCTATCAACATTCTCTTTGACTTTGACGAACCCGTGGAACTTGGTGACGATCTTGAAATCGCAGCTTCAACGAGGTTGAATCTCCAACCTGTTGTCCTCGCGGATGGTTATACCGTGTCTTGCGTGATATGTGACCTCACAGAGGACATACTCACAACACCACCAGAGGAATTGCGCGTTCGTGTTCTTGAAGAATTACAAGTTCCCCTTCCCAAACAAATTCGTTTTGGGTGGGGTGCGGAATGGGATGGTGCGCGATGGCAATTTTCACAGTCTTCGGGAGTCCTCAGCCTTCACGGACAACTCCCCTTCTTTGGTGAATGCCCCAATGTTGCTATGTGTGGTATGATGTCTCCAAGGAACACACCCTACTCCAGTATTGAGGCAGCTGTGGAGGTATCAAGATCTTTGAGTCATCTTACATTTGGAACTCGCGAGCCATTTAATCCGCTCCTCCTTACACAAGTTATATCAATAACATTTTTGGTGCTTATAGTTTTAATTCTACTATATCGTAACAGAAACCAATGAAGTTTTTAGCCAAAGTACACACACCCATGTATGACCATAACGACAAAAAGTATATTCGTTTGGTCATTCCTGAAAAATGCGTTGAAATTATACAAAGAATGCATATAAACAAGACCCATCTCATTCAGAATGAGCGAGTAGAGAATCCATTAGATGGTCGTATTCTCACAGTTAAGGTTCCGTTCCGTTATAGGAGAGTGATGTGCGAAGTCCAAGGACGTCCCGTGCAATCTCTTATAAAAGATGATGAAGTTGAAATCACGACTGACTTTACAGGTGTTTGGAATGTTGGTAGTTACAGTGGTTATTCTTGGAAACTTGTGTCTATTAAAAGTTAAAGTCAAAGTATATTAAATGCTGACAAGAACTGGTTATCTTGTGACAGAAGGACCACTTCAGGATATTAAAAAAGAACTTACAGTTAGACCACAGGTCAATAGCGACTATGGATTTCCTCCACCACCTTTCAAAGTTTTTAGAGCAGCTAAGAATGGAGTGTGCGTTCCAAGATTCTACGGAGTTGGTAAGGTTGGAAATCCCAAAGAAGACAGACGCCCCGAGCCAGCGCAAATCAAATCAAAGTTCGCGGGGACACTCAGAGATGCAACCCATCAAAACGAGGCTCTTGCCGCTGCTATTAAAGCAGGTCATGGAGTTCTCTCACTCCCATGCGGGTATGGCAAGACCACCGTATCCTTGGCGATAGCGTGTAAGTTGGGATATCGCACGATGATTGTAGTTCATAAACAGTTCTTGGCAGACCAATGGAGGGAACGTATTCAACAGTTTTGCCCAGGTGCAACTATTGGAATTGTTCAACAGGATAAGAAGGAGGTGGAATGTGACTTTGTCATAGCTATGCTTCAATCTCTCTCCCTCAAGGAATATTCCTTTAGTGACTTTGACTCCGTTGGCACGCTCATTGTAGATGAGGCGCATCATATATGTGCAAAGGTCTTTTCACAGTCCCTTTTCAAGATGTGTCCAAAGCACATCTTTGGTCTTTCTGCAACACCCGAGCGAAAGGATGGTCTCACAAAGGTGTTGCATTGGTTTATGGGTCCCACATTCTTTGCGGTGGAGAGAAAGAACCAGGAACAAGTTGAGGTATTCCCCGTGACCTATGAATGTTTCAATTACAGAAATCCACCACCATCTATGAGAAATGGTAAAATTTCAATGCCAAATATGATCACAGAAGTGGTAGAAGATAGAAAAAGAAATCAAATGCTCGTGGAACTTGTCAAGAAGGCCTCAGCGGGTACACGGCAACTCCTCGTACTCAGTGATAGACGTTTGCACTGTGAAATGCTTCACCAATGTTTCCCAAAGAGTTCTGGACTCTACATGGGTGGTATGAAGGAGGCTGATCTCCAGGCTTCATCTCAAAAGAAAATCATTTTTGCAACCTTTAGTCAAGCCCACGAGGGTCTTGATATTCCAACCCTTGATACAGTCATATTGGCCTCTCCTAAGTCTGATATCACACAGAGTATTGGTCGTATTATGAGAGAGACCAAGGGTAAAAAGAACAATCCACATATCTACGATATCCACGATCCGTGGTCTATGTTCACCAACATGTTCTATAAACGTATGAAAGTGTATCGTCAAGGTGGGTTTAAGATTCACGGAAAAGTTGCAGAGGAAGAAAAGAAAGATGAGTTCCCTCAGGGAAAGTGTCTGTTTTTATAATCTGAACAATAAATAAATGTCTGGTGCATTGATTCAACTTGTCTCAAAGGGTGTACAAGACGTTTATCTTAACAGTGACGAGGGCCACTCATTCTTTCGTATGAAGTTTACGAGACACACAAATTTTTCACAAGCCCCAAAACTCATTAAGACTATTACAGATAAAGATTCGGTTTTCACAGTCCCAGTCTTGGGAGATCTTGTAAACTGTCTTTGGTTTGAGGGTGTTGACAAGAATTCAAATGTTTCATCAAATCTTCTTTACAATTCTACGATTGATCTTTATATTGGTGGTCAAAAGATAGATTCGCAACACTATGACTACTATGCAGACATTTGGCCAAACTACTTGGCAGAAACGTGGACGAAACAAGAAGAGCTTACAAATAAAACAAGTATTTCTAATAGAAACTTTCAACCACTTCACTTCTTCTTTTGTGATAATGGAGCATTCTTACCCCTTGTATCTTTAGCACATCACCAGGTTGAAGTTAGAGTCAATTTTGATGAGCCAAGTCTGAGTGGGTATGATACATCACAAAAACGAATAAATGTGTACGGCAATTATGTATACCTTGACAAAGAAGAGAGAGAATCACTCGTAAAACGGCAGATGGACTTTATTATTACACAAACACAGAGACTTGAATTCCCAGTTTCCAATGTAATTGACAATACAATTCAATCTGGTGGATACAATGATTTAGATTTGAGTCCATTCAATCATCCAGTGAAGTCTATATTCTTTGGGTACTCTGCAACAAATATTGATCCAACAAATGATCGTTTTACATTCAAGAATGCGGATATACACATAAATGGAACACCTCTCCTTGAAAATATGAGTCCAACATACTTCCACACCGTTCAGAATTATTACAAGTCAAAGTATGGTAAAACTGATTTCAGAGTTGATTCAGAAGATTTAATGTATACAAGGTATTTTGTCTACCACTTTGGTTTAAATGCATCTGATTACAATCCATCGGGGACGTGTAATTTCAGTAGACTTGATAACGCCAAACTCATACTTCGTGGTGTAGAAAAGGGATCTTTTAGAGGAGACCAGGCTGATATATATGTGTACGCCGTAAATTATAATGTACTCAGGATCAGGGATGGATTGGCTGGAATTTTATTCGGGAACTAAAGTATAAATGGGTAGGACCGCAAGATTTGAACAGATTTTTGTGGCAAGTCTTGACGCAGAACCCGTTGAACAAGAAACTCTTACAGGAGTCAAGAGTATTTTGACACGAGAAATAGAGGCAAATGAAATTCTTATTGTTGAAGAAGCTGGTATAAAAGGTCGTATTGGTATAGCCAACACTGCACCATCAAAATCTTTATCAATTGGTGATAAATTTTTTGTAGATGAAACAGATACAATCATTCTTGACCTTCAAGGACGTGGTCGGGCATCTCGTTTCTTTGTTACCGATCAATTGTCTGTAGGAACAATCAACCCAACAAAGGCTTTCCAGGTTGATAGTGGTGGATCAACAAAAGTGGCCATTGACTTGACAGGTCGTGATCTCATGACAGTCAGTGGTAACCTGGTTGCGGCTAATGTCATTGTATCAGATAGACTTACAACTCCTGGAGCAAATCTCTCAATAAATGGTACAAGTTCAAATGTCATCACGGTTGTGGGTGGAATTAAAACATCAAATGTGAGTGTTGGTAGTAATGTTGGTATTTTTGATCGGGGTTCTAATGTGATGATGTTAAAGGGTAATGTATATCAAGAAGGTTACCTAAACCTTATTGGTAATATCCATGTAACTGGTAATATTACAGTTACAGAAACTGCAACGTATATAGCCGCACAAGATTTACGTGTTGCTAATGTAGTTATTCATTCGGGTTTTGGGAATGGTGTGCTGTCAAAAGAAACTGCGATCGTCATGACACCTGGTGCTGGGTATTCAAATGTAGCTCTTGGTTTTGTCGCGGGTGATAGGGGTCGGGAAATGGCATTTTTCCAAACGGATGCGTATGGAGGATATACCGCCGATACAATTGATGTAGACACAACAAAATTAGTGAACGTACATGTATATGGTGATATTTATACGTCCAACAATATTGGTGCAAACAATACATTTCCAACTCATGATCTCTGTATTGGTTCAAATGTCTTTATTGACGATACAAATTCAAATATTGTGTATGCGAATGGTAATGTATTTGCCAAGGGTCTGATACTTGGCGACACTGGTTTAAGAGCTGGTAATCTCCTTGTATTAGATGCAACAGCTGCAACTCCTGTGAACATAAGTGGTAATGTTCAAATGAATGCGTTGCGAACTACGGGTACGGCACCATCAGGTATTTCAAACTTGATTCCCACAGATACATTGGCTATTGGTGCAAAAATATTTGCAAACACAACGGCTATAAATACTCTCAGGGTTTTGGGAAATACAGCAACTACAAATCTCACAACTGAGATGGTCTTTTCAAGCTCAAATTTAATTATTCACGGAGATAGATTTGGTGGTGATAGTACATCCAATGTACTTATACTTAAATCCGGTCCAACTGCGTCAAATGTGAGCTCCATTGAAGTCTACGGTGCGAGTATTTCAAACACACATCAAAACATACGATTCAAAACAAAGAACACGGAGCGTATCCGAATCACCTCCGACGGTAAAGTTGGTATTTCAAATACAAATCCAACGGAGAGACTGACCGTAAATGGTAATATTTACGTGATTGGAAGTAACACAATTGCAACTGGTAACATATGGGGATCTACGGGGAACATTGCGATGCGTACATATACAAGTGTCACTAATGGTGAAAATCGGGTTGAAAACATAGTTGGGGCTGGGAAGGGTCTCAAATTCTACGCG